ATTAAAGTACTATGATCTAGATTTAGATTATGATGCTAAAGAGTATAAAGCCGCTAAGCAGCAATTAAATACTAAGCAACCAGATACCCAGGCGTGCTGGGAAGATGTGTTGATGGAGATGCTCCGCAGTAATAACACATTATGGATCGTAGATGAAAACGACAATGAGCGTCATCCTATAACGCTCGATCTAGTCCACGAGCGCGTTCAACAGACACCAGTTAATCACTTAATGAACGCCATTAACGAGAACGATGATGCAACAACAGCTGATTGCATTATACAAACCGTAATATACGGTGAAGTGATATATGGTTAGATAAATGGGGCGGGGCAAAGCCCCGCTCGTATATTGACGGTATAATAAAAATTAAAAGATATGTTAACTAAACAAGTTAGAGAATTAGAAAGACAAGCAGATGAAGCGTTAGCTAATGCTGCTAGAGTAAATAACCGTTTAAAAGTAAGTGACCTAAAACCGGGATACAGTGTATTTGGTAATAAGGGTAATGTGTGGAGTGATACAGCTCACATTTACGAGAGTGGTAATGGTAACCTATGTGGTACACCTGCACTCAGTAATAATTGGGCTCGTATTGAAAATATAGAGCATATAGGCTGCCCTAAATGTCTAGCTAAATATAATAATTAAACGAGGCGGGTCACAACCCGCTTCATATATTCACGGTATAAATAAATTAAACACATGAGCAAATTAACATTTACAGACGGCGAGTCATTCGATTTAAGTGGTCCACTACGAGTGGAAGAGCGATTCGATGGGTGGTATGTATTAGGTAATAATAGAATGATACCCGTGGCTAGTCAAGATGCAGGTCGTAAATTAATTGATGACGAATTAGCTAAAGTATATAACATTATAGATATAATGAATAAATTAAATAATTAAACATGTTTAAAGTATACATAGTATTTGAATCAAGTGATTATGGGTTATGGGATATGACCAACGCTAAGATATTCAGTAAATTCAAAGACGCTGAAGCGTATAATGAAGAATATTATAACCAACACGGTCACACGTTAATAATAAATGAATGGGACGTTGAATAGGCAGAACACGAGTCGTATATTCACGGTATAAATAATTAAACACATGAAAACAGCAATGCAAGAATTACTAGATGAATTAAAAGAATATCAACTAGAATTTAATATACCTATTGAAGTAATAGATATGTGTGAAAGTCAATTAAATGTAGAAAAAGAGCAGATAATGAATGCTTATTGTGATGGTGCTAAAGGTGGGGCAAATGGTACTAAAGGTCAACACGAGAATGGATGGGTATCTATACAAATGAGAAACAAATACTACAACCAAACTTATAATAAATAATTAAACAATTAAAATATGATATTATTAAAATTCATGATCGTAGTAGTAATAATAAGTGGAGTATTAGCTGTACTAGGAGAAACAATATATATATTATCTCAAATTAAAAATAATAAATAATGATTACATTAAATGACCTTATGGAAAATGATGGACTATATTACGTAGCTGACATTATGGATGTAGATGGTAGCGGGTGGGTGGATAAGACAACGGCTCTGGCAATAATTGACCAGATCAACAAGGACGATGCGTGATGCGCGTCGCACAAAAAAGTTGCGGGGGTCGAGACGATGTCATATGATAGCGCCCCGATAGCGGTTGTGTAGCGGCCCGCTCCCACGCCAATTGCGGTCCATCGACGGCGCGCACAAAAAAGGTTTTACCTATGTATACTTTCAACACGAACACAATCTCTACGCCCCGACAGTATATACGCATATCCACGTTTCCATTTAACCCATTTTGCACCCATTTTGCACAATCTCAAAATTACTTTTAATAAACCCTTTTGCATCGACAAAAGTATATATGTATTGATATGAATAAACCAATAGACATAATGTTGACGAAAGAAGTATTTGAGGAATACTCTAAACGTTTACGTGAAGAGCGCGCCAAAGAATTTGGTATGACGTTAGAACAGTGGGACTCCGCTATATTAAATCAAGATGTTGTGCAAAAAATACACGAACATATATCCGGTTCAATGGAATAGTGGTTACGGCACGACTCTTACCTATATTTCCCAGCATACAATAAACAAATAAGTTATATGAGACGCATTACACACGACAAAACATTAAATTATGCTGAGCTGGATATATATGATCCATTCGTATGCCAGAAATCACACGCCTTTACCCTTTCCCCCGACCCAAATGACCCTAAGTGGGAAGTAGTTACTTACTATAGCGATCCGCTTATTGGCGATCCTACGTACATGCGTAAGTCGCAAGATGGCGTTAGTATAAGAGTTGATAGTAAGCCCGATAACAGTTGGTTTGAGGACCTAAAAAACTTGGAGTTCTAGTATATACGTATAGGCGTAGGATAAATGAAGGCAACAGCAACTTGAGCAGGTTATTAAAAATTAATATTTATAGATATGGCAAGAATATATAAAATAAAACTAGAAGATAAAGCAGCGTTGATCAATAAACTTGAAAAAATTGGTATCACTGTGGATAGTTATAGTATGGTAGATAATAAATTAGAAGGTTATTTTGAATTTGAAATTACTAATCCAGTTGCAATACCTACTGTTAATAAGGTACTTAAAAATTCTCCTAAGATAAATCAAATGAAGGAAATGTTGCAAAACATGATTCGAGAAGAATTAAAAAATATTAAAAATAAAGGGTAATAAAAGTTATCCTTTCTCTTTGGAAATACAAGAAATCTTATGTAACTTAAACTTATAATTAAGAAATTAAGGGAACGGAAAGAAGCGTATATTTATATATAAACATATATCATTATGAGATACAAAAACAACGTGTTAGATAGATTAACTCAAACAGAAATAGCTATCAACCGCATTACACTTGAAGTAAACAGAAACATGTCTAGAGATCAAATCTTAGAATCTGTTGATAAGGTAAAAGAATCTATTGAGAATATTAGAGAAATGATCTCTATTGAACCCGATGATCTTGAAAATCAATTTAGAACACAATAATTATGGTTATAGCTTTATGGGTGGTATTAGTTCACATAGTTGAACTAGTAGGAATAGGTGTTTATTTACTTATTCGTAAAAATAATCTTTTAGAACGAACAGTAGTTAGTCAACAACAATATCTTGATGCTATTAGTATCATTATTGGAGAATCTAATACTAAATTAAAAGAATTAGATGCATTAGGTGCATTTCAAGCCGATGATGAGGTAGGTACTTTCTTTACTAATTTAAAAGAAATACAAGATACTTTAAATCAATTTAATACTCGTAAAAACTAGTTTGGTTACGTCCCTTTCTTTTCGTATAATGTTATTAAAATAACAGAATGGCATATTATGAAGAAGATTACGATTTAGATATCTTTGCTGAAGATGACGTAATCGCTTTAACTAAAAGAGGGTTACCTCGTAAACGTAAACCCAAAGAACCTAGAATATATTTTACTCAAGATACTGAAGATGCTATCGTAGAATATCTTATTACCATCGATATGGCTGAACGTAATCGCATTTATAATGATCGTATTAAATATGGTTTTTATAAGTTAGCCGAGAATATTATCCATACGTTCAAATTTTATTATACCGATACTGATACAATTGAAGAATTAAAGCATGAGGTAATTACATTTCTTCTTGAAAAATTACATTTATATAAATCTGAGAAGGGTAAGGCATTTTCCTATTTTGGAACAATTGCTAAACGTTATTTAATTGTATATAACGAGAATAATTATAAAAAACTACAAGAGAAGGCTGATGTAGATGAAATTGATGAGGATAAAACTCATTTACATGAATCAATGGATGCTATTGATGAAATGCATTCACCAAACTTATTTATTAATCAATATATTAAGTATATTGACAAGAATATTCACAATTTATTTCCTAAACAACATGATGCTCAGACGGCTGATGCTATTATTGAATTATTTCGTAAACGTGAAACGCTAGAAATATTTAATAAAAAGGCTTTATACATCTATATACGCGAAATGACAGATGTATCCACCCCTCAGATTACTAAAATCATTAAAAAATTAGATACTATACGTGTTAGATTATATAATGAATATTACGAGCACGGGTATATAAAGATTTAATTATTCATATTTATTGATAAACGCACTTTATGGCTAATTTTGACGACATAACAATATTCGGTAATACATCTTTATCGGATCTGTTTAAACAAATACACAAGAATAATAAGGATATTGATAAACAAATCGGAGAGTTTATTGATACTATGAAACCTATGGCAACATCTAACGCGGGTTCCGCAGTAATGTTAATGCCTACTGTTAAAGATTTAATAGATGTTAACGTAAAGAATAACGAACAATTAATTAAGATGGCAGCTATAGCACAACGTGCATCATCTACATCATCATCTCAAGAATCATTAATTGATATGAGTGAAATAGAAGCGTTATTAGCTGAACAGAAAGATATTCAAGATGAGGGTAAAAAATTATTAGAGCAAGCTCCTCAAATACCGCAACTAGAAATTAAATGAGAGTAAGGGAAAATTTATCATCTGTTGTTTCCTCAATAGGTAAGAATAATTCTACTGCTACTAAAAAAGCTCAAGTAGGAAAAGTATATGGCGTTGTTACAACGGAAAATACTCCTACTGAAAAACAATTTAAAAAAGCAGGAGGTTATAATGGGATAGGTACTGTATTTTATCTTGAATATGACCAATCAAAAAACGTTACAGGTAGTATAGATGATGATTTTTTAAATAAATGTAAATTAGCTAAACCTCTCCATGCTGCTCATCAGTATTTTCCTTTATTACATGAATTAATATATCTAGAAGATTTAGCCTCAGTCACATCTCAAATATCAAAAACAGCTGCTCAAAAATACTATATTAGTGCTATTAACTTATGGGGTAATAACCAACAAAATTCCCAACCAGCATCCAGTACTGATATTCCAGGAATTACTTTTACACCGAACTCAAAAATTAAAAATTTATTATCTTTTGAAGGTGATCATATCATACAAGGTAGACAAGGCAATGCTTTAAGATTTAGTACAACAACTAAATTGTTTAATAAATTAAATAATTGGAGCTCTATAGGAAATGAGTATGATCCAATTACTATTTTATCAAATGGTTTTGCTTATGATCCTAATGAAAAATATCATGTTGAACAAATTAATAAAGATGCATCATCAATTTATTTAACTTCAACTCAAATTTTACCTTTAGAAACTGATAAAAAAGGTGTATTAAATCCTGTTGTTACAACTATAGATATTGCAAAATATTCAAATGCTCAAATTATTATTAATAGTGATAGAGTGGTTTTAAACTCTAAAAAAGATGAAGTAATGATTTTTGCTAAAACAAATATTAATTTAAATACTAAGAATATTATTAACTTAAATGCAGACGAAAGGATACATCTTAATGGGGGATCTGTTTTTTTAGGTACTATTAATAATCAATTACCAACTGAACCTTTAGTATTGGGTGAGAAATTAAATTTCTTACTTCTTGATTTAATGGATAGTTTACACAATTTTGGAGTAGGTTTAGCTGAAGCTATTGTTAGTCCTGAAGGTTCTCCTGCTATGGATATTGTATTAGCGGCTAATGATTTGTGTGTTGCTATAGATAGAATTGAAGGTGATTTAGAGGGAATATTATCACAACAAAATTATACAGCTTAATGTCTAATAATATAAACATATCGTCTGTTATTTCCCCTGATGTATTAAAAAATATTTCAAATGCTGCTGTTATTAAAACTTTTGGTGATCAATTAGTTAATAAAGCTAAAGATAAAATTATATCTGTAGTTGAAGGAAAAATAGGAGAACTTGAAAAAAAGATTGAAGATATAATTAAAAAAACAGTTACATTAGGAATTGATCATAGTACTGAATTAAAAAGATTAGAAGTTCTTCATAAAAATAAGCAATTAACAGATGAACAATATAATGAAGCTGTTGCTACTGAAAATGCTGCTTATGATTTAGCTATTAAAAATTTTGAAGATGAAAAAACAAAATTAAAAGAGGATTTAGTTAAAATAATTTCTGGTCCCTATGAAAAGTTAAAAGCAGAAAGATTAAAAAGAAAAAATAGAGTTAAGCAAAAACGAAATAAAAATAAAGCAGAACGTACTAAAGCAAGAAGAAATTTAGCTATAAAAGTAGCTAAAAATGCCGCTAAAACTTTAGCTCCTATTATTGCTTTACAACTAACAAATCAACTTATTGCTGTTATATCTCAAAGAGGAAAATTAGAAACTCTAGTAAATCAAGTAAATGACTATATAACATCAGCTAATACTCCTGAAACAATACAAATTGCAATTAATTTAAGAAATAATACCATTACTTTAATTAATAACAGTATTAATAAGCTTCAAAGTATTAAGAAAGTTACTGAACAAATAACTCTATATATAACTATATTTAGTTTAATAGTAGCAATATTATCAGCAATTCCTATACCAGTAGCTGTGCCTCCAGGTATAGGTATTCCTTTTAATTTAATTACCAAGATAGTTAAAACTCTTGAAAAAGCTAATAAATTAATAGCTTCATTAAGTGTTGTATTAGCTATATGTACTGTTTTATTAGAAAATGAAATTTCTAAATTAAATGAATTAATACTTAAATTAAAAGAAATAAGCCAAGTATTAGATCAATCAGCATTATCTAATTTAAATGACCAAGAATTATCAGATTTAACATCAAGTTTACTTAGTAATGTTGATCAATTCGGTGAATATAAAGGATTCAAATTTAAAATTAAAGAAGAACAAACATTAGGTGCACAACAAGCAATAGTTGTTAAAGGAATTAAACGTCATTATGCCGTAGCTATTAATCGTGATGGCGTTGAACAATTAAAAAGTGAATATTCATTTACTTTAGACCCAAACGATTTAGTAGAACAATTAAAATTAGTAATAGATCAAAAGAATTTACAAGGATAAATATTTATAATTATGAACATCAAAGCATTTAAAAGATTAATTAAAGAAGCCGTAACTGAGGCTATCTATGAAGAATTACCTGATATTTTGAATGAAGCAATAGCTCGTCAAAATAAAACAGCATTACGTGAAAATCAACAAACATTGAATTTTACTAGTAATGATATCCAAACATCAAATCCAGTAAACCCAGCACTTCGCAGTCAGCTTGTAAGTAAAATGGGATCTATGTTTGGACACAATATACCTCCTACAAATAATTTACCAACATTACCAGATAATTCTGATCAAGCTATTGATCTATCAGCATTTATTGCTGATTCAGCAATGAACATGACGGCTCAAGAAAGAGCAGGATTATCAAGATTAGATTAATATGCCTATACCTCAAACGATAAGAGTAAATCCACTTGATTTACAAAAAAATGTTGCTATTGGGGTAAGTTTACCTTTTAATGGTGGGGGAGTATTTAATAGTACCTACACCACTAAAGATCAAATTAAATCTAATTTAATTAATTTATTATTAACTACTAAAGGTGAAAGAATACTAAATCCGCTTTTTGGGTGTGATTTAAGAAAATTTTTATTTGAAAGTATTACTAATGACAATGTTGAGACTTTAAAAAATAGTATTTTAGATAGTATAAATACTTTTATACCTGAAATATCTGTTCAAAATATTATTTTAGTTCCAAACAATGATTATAATTTAGTAAGTATTACTGTAGATTATTTATTAAGTATTTCACAAACCCCTGATCAAGTAACAGTACAATTTGTATAATAATGAATGAAGATAAAAATATATCGTATTTAAATAAAGATTTTACATCTTTTAAATCAGCATTACAGCAATATGCTAAGACCTATTTTCCAACAACATATAATGATTTTTCTGAAGCAACACCAGGCAATATGTTTATTGAAATGTCTTCTTATGTTGGCGATGTAATGTCATTTTATTTAGATACTCAAGTTCAAGAAAATTTCTTATTATACTCTAAGGAAAAAGAAAATTTATATGCTCAAGCATATGTAATGGGATATAGACCTAAAGCATCGTATGCTTCAAATGCTACTATTGATGTATATCAATTAATTCCTAATGTTTCTGGATCCCCAGACTATAATACTTATGGTTTACTTATTCCTTCAAATACAACAGTTACTTCAAACTCAACAGGTACTAAGTTTTTAACTACACAACAAATAGATTTTACCAATACCGGTAGTACTGAAATTACTTTTTACAGTAATGACTACTTTTTATTTAAAAAATCAGTTAGTGCTATTTCTGCTGAAATTAAAACTTCAACTATATCTTTTGTAGGTAATCAAAAGTTTTCAACATCAAACATTGCTGATACCAATATATTACAAATATTGAATGTTACAGGTAGTAATGGAAGTACTTGGTATGAAGTTCCTTATTTAGCTCAATCTTCTATATTTCAAAAAACAAATAATACTGGATCTAATTCCGATCAAGTTCCTTATTTAATGAATCTACAAAGAGTCCCTCAACGATTTGTATCTAGATTTTTATCAGATAATACATTACAATTAGAATTTGGAGCAGGATTATCCTCAAATAAAACAGATTCACAAATAATTCCAACAGCAGGAAATATCCAATCAGGATCTGTACCTGGTATTTCATTAATAACTAATAACTATAATGAAGCATCATCTTTCTTTACTCAAGAATATGGATTAGTACCTTCAGGTTCATTAACAGTAAAATATTTAGTAGGTGGTGGAATAATATCTAATGTTCCATCTAATGATTTAACTATTATTAATACAACAGGAATTACCTCTACAAAAAATGGTTATTCAGGAGGTTTATTTTCTACTATTTTAAGCAGTGTTATATCTACAAATCCAAATCCTTCTACAGGAGGGAGAGATGGAGATACAGCTGATGAAATTAGACAAAATACTTTATATGCTTATTCTACTCAATTAAGATCTGTAACTAAAGATGATTATACTATAAGAGCACTATCGATGCCCTCAGATTATGGTACTATAGCTAAAGCATATATTTCTCAAGATTTTAGTAGAAATCCTCAAGAAACTACTTCTTATACACAACAATATAATCCTTTAGCTTTAGACTTATATATATTAGCATATAATTCAAATAAAAATTTAGCTACAGGTTCTGTTACCTTAAAAAATAATTTAGTAACCTATATAAATCAATATAGAATGGTTACTGATGCTATTAATATTAAAGATGCTTATTATATTAATATTGGAGTAAATTTTGATATTACTATTTCCAGTGGATATTCTAATAAAGATATTCTAACATCTTGTATATCAACTTTACAAGACCATTTTAATATA